GTGGCCAACTCAGACATTGTGCGGCAGCCCATCAGGCGGCGGTAATCCTCTGCCGCCGCGAGACTTTCCCTTTTCTTTTTCTCTGACATAAATGCAGCCCCGGTTTTGCTGACGAAACCGGGGCTGTACTTATTACGTATCTCTTATTTCCCACCCATAAATGCCGGGAGAGGTTTGCTCTCCTTGAGCCACTGGTGGTACTCGGCGGTGGCGGCGAACTCCACATCACCGGCAGAGTTCAGCGCAGTTTCGACGGAGTCCTGAATGACGCCGATGATGAAACCGACGCCGACGACCTGCATAGCGATATCATTGGAGATGCCGAACAGCGAGCATGCCATAGGAATGAGCAGCAGCGAGCCGCCCGCGACACCGGAAGCGCCGCACGCGCCCAGCGCGGACATGACGGACAGCAGGACGGCGGCAGGCACACTAACATCCATGCCCAGCGTGTTGGCCGCAGCCAGCGTCATGATGGTAATGGTGATGGCCGCACCGTCCATGTTGATGGTCGCGCCCAGGGGGATGGAGACAGAGTAAATGTCCTTGTCCAGCCCCAGCTTCTCACACAGGGCCATGTTGACCGGGATGTTGGCGGCAGAGCTGCGGGTGAAGAAGGCGGTCAGGCCGCTTTCACGCAGGCAGCGGAACACCAGCGGGTAGGGGTTGCGGTGCAGGTAGATGAAGATAATCAGTGGGTTAATGATCAGCGCCATGAACAGCATCGTGCCCACCAGCAACAGCAGCAGGCGGCCGTACTGGGTAAAGATGGACAGGCCGTTGTCCGCCACGTTGGTAAACACCAGGCCCATGATGCCGAAGGGAGCCATGTTGATGACCCAGCGCACAATGGTGGAAACCGCGTCCGCCGTGTTGGCCATAAAGTTTTTGGTGGTGTCGCTGCCCAGGCGCTTCATAGCCAGGCCAAACAGGCAGGCCCACATCAGGATGCCGATGTAGTTGCCGTTCATGATGGATGCCACCGGGTTGGAGACGATGTTCGCCAGCAACGTGTGCATGACGTCACCCAAGCCCTGAGGAATCACGTCCGCAGTAGCAGCCTCGGCCAGCACCAGCGTCTGGGGGAACAGCTTGCTGGTCACGACGCTGAGCGCCGCCGCCACAAAGGTGGTGAGCATATACAGCCAAACGACCGTGCCGAAGCGGCGGTCCAGCTTGGACGAGCCCTGCGCCAGCGCACTGGCGACAATGACGAAAACCAGCACCGGGGCAATCCCTTTCAGTGCGCCGACAAACAGGTTGCCAAGTTCCTCGATCCATGCCGCGCCGGGGCAAATCAGCGCCAGCGCCGCACCGATAAGCAGACCGATGGCAATACGCAGGATCAAGCTGGTCTCGTTGTACTTGGCGGCCAGCGACTTGACCGCCTTGGTGAATTGATTCATGTGAAGCTCCTCTTCCTTATTATAATAGTCGGGCACGTTTTGCAGGGTGTGCGCGCCGTTTGCAGCCGCCCGCACAGGCGGCTCGCGTGACAATCCACATTATAGCGCATCCCGTGCAGATTGCAAGAGAAGTACAGCTGTAGTGCCATCAAAAACAGTCACTTTTGGTCGGTGTAACGTGGGAAAAAATCGCAAAAAAATGTTTTTGTGCGCGGGATAGGTGTATTTGCACCACGTACATTTCGAAGTTGCATAGGGCAACAAGTCTACAGCGCCGCAGGGGTCAATGCTCGCCAGCGCCCCGGGACGTTTGCAGTAATGGCAAGGATCCGCGGGCGGATATGGAATCCGCCCCTACGGTGCGGGGGGGGCGATGCTTGTCATCCCAAACAAATCACTAAAACAAAAAATCCCCGAACTAACGTTCGAGGATTTTGGTGCAGTTGTGGAGAGCCAAAACGAACTTTTCTGCATCCTGCGAGGATGCTTCAAAATCCGAGGATTCGGAAGAATCGCCCGGACTTTCGGGAGATTCTTCCGCGCCGATGGGCATATCTATCGGCTGCCGTCCTCCTGTCGGGTCAAAGGTAATCTTGAGGTGATCGTCATACAGATCGACCCGGACGAGGAAGTTGTCAAACAGGGCGGCAAGATATTTTTTGTCAGTCGGTTCGCCCTCTTTGTAGATATATAGCAGCTTGACAAAGTCATTACGGCTGATGGGAACCATTTCGGCCTTGGCCTCGTCAATCTTGACAAGCAGCTGGCCCTGCTCCTTTTCCAGCTCCAGCAAACGGGCTTTCGTGGCATCCGTTATGATGCCCATTTCAATCGCCTTCAAAATGTTGGCAGTTGCCGTTTTGTTGGCGTTCAGCTGATCCTGCAGCCCCTGCAAACGATATTTGGTTTCCGTGCGGGCGTTGTACTCCATCAGCTTGTCGGCCATCATCTGAATATTTTCATCGGTGAGAAGCTGCTGCTGAATAGCAACGCCCACGGCCCTCTCAATCTGGTCGCGGCGGACGGCTTTCTTATCGCAGCTGTGGTCAGTGCGGCGCTTCTGGCAGGTGTAGTAATAGTGCATGGCCCCGGTCTTGCTGGTGCCAGCAATGCCCGTCATGGGGCTGCCGCAGTGGCCGCAGTACAGCTTCCCGGTCAGCAGGTATTCTTCATAGCCGCTGCGCTTACGGCGGCCCTGCGGATTCTTCTTCACTTTCAATACCTCCTGCACTTTGTAAAAAAGTTCGTCTGAAATGATACGCGGCATACCGCCCTCAACGCGGACATCACGGTAAATGTAGATACCCCTGTACCGCTCGTTGCGGCAGATCGTGTGAAAGCTGCTGCGCCCCCACTCTGCCCCTTTCTTGGTCTTGATGCCCCGGCGGTTCAGATCGCGGGCTATGTCGATGAACGGTTCATAGCACGACACGCGGGTAAAGATCTCTTGCACGATAGAGGCCTCTGTTTCATCCAGCACGACATGGCGGTCATCGCCCGGTTTGTAGCCGAGCGGCAGGCTGCCGTTGGACAAGCACTTGCTGGCATTGTCCATAAGGCCGCGCGTGATGTCCTCGGCCATGTTCTCCGAATAGAACTGATTGACATTCATCATGTTCCGCAGGGCGAAGCGGCCCGCAGCGGTATCGTCAAAATCTTCCTCGGCGTAGACGGTGCGGATGCCGTTATCGCGCAGCCGTTCCTCGTTCGTCATAGCTTGCAGCATATTCCGGCCCATGCGGTTGGACTTCCATGCAAGGACTACATCGAACTGCCGCAGATCGGCATCTTTCATCATGCGCTGGAAGTTCGGGCGGCGGTCCGTTTTGCCGCTGATGGCGCGGTCTTCGTACACATCGATGACGGTCAGGCCGAGACGAGCGGCCAGTTCGCGGCACTTGGCGACCTGCTGCTCGATGGAGCAATCCCGCTGGTTAGCACTTGAATATCGGGCATAGATGACGGCACGGGTAGCCGCATTGAGGTTGGACTTTTTTCTCATGCCGTCATGCTCCTTTTCTGGTGAAAACTATTCGCCGTCAGCCTTGGCAAGCTCCATGCGCAGCCGGTAGATATGCTTGCACGGCAGCTTGCGGACAAAATAATCTCGGCAGGTGCAGGTGGTTTCGGTGACCTCATACGGCTTTTTGCCGGACCCCTTGAAAACACCCGTCCTGGCTTCATAGTCGATAGATTGCGGAGCGCACTTCGGCTCCTTGGCTTTTGCGATGCGCTTGATTTGCTCCGGGTCGGAATCGATATCAGCGGAATTCTTGATATTATCCAGCTGCTCCTTGTTATATCCACCAGGCGCCCTTTTGATGATCTCGATGATGCCGAGCTCAACGGCCAGACGGTAGATGTGTTTGCATGGGAGTTTTCTCCCTTGGAAGTCATAGCAGTTGCACTCGCTCAACGTGGTCGTATAGAACGGCAAATCCGATGTGCTGGAGAACGTGCCCGTCTTCTTTCGCTTGTTGATTTTGAAGTCGAACGGATAAGTCATTGCCCGCCCCTGCCGGGAGATCTGTGCTTCGTCAGCATGGATAGATTCATCCCAATCTGGCCAAGGCTTGAGGAATTTGCAACGGCCGATAATCTTCTCATTCTCTGCCATGATGAAAACCTCCTCGATTGATTTTACATTCTTTTGCTATATTCTTGCATTTTCATGCAAAAACCGTGTGCCTGTGATATAATGCGGATATGCCGGCAATATTTTTGGGAATGGAGTGAAGTGGTATGAACCCCGATGAGTTGAAGGAACTCACTATGCTATTGTCCGGCCTGTCCTACGATGACAAAATCGCGTTCAGGGATTTTCTGATTTCGTTGAAAGGTAGCGCAGATAATTCAGCGCCTCTTTCTTCTGATCGGCTGTCAGACCCATAAACAATTTGATAATTTCTGCATTTAGGCTGTCCTCTTCGCTGGGGGCAGCCTTTTTTGCTTCTTCGGCTTCTTCATCCCAGCCCATGATGTAGGACGGCGTTGTATCAAGTGCATCCGCGATAGCCTTTATCTTGGACTGGGTAAGATTACGAAAATCCAGTTCAATTTTGTTGATTGATGTTTTCGACTTGTAACCGATCCGTTTAGCCAGTTCTTCTTGAGATAGCCCAAGTTCCTCTCTGCGAAGTTTTACTCTTTGCCCGATGGTCATTATTCTATCTCCTTCTAAAATCTTATGAGCTTATTATAGTACATAGTGGACGCAAGGTCAACAAATTTTCGTAATTTCCAAAAAAATAGTTGACAATGGGTCTACAAAGTGGTAATATACGCAAAGTAGACAGCAAGTCTACCAAGCAACAGAAAGTGAGGTGACAAAAATGACGAATACAGATTTACTCAAGAAAAAAATTGAGGATTCCGGCTACAAGATGAAGTACATCGCATCGAAGATTGGACTGTCGTACCAGGGGTTTCTGAATAAGATTCAGAACAAAACAGACTTCACTGCACCGGAAATCAAAGGGCTGCGCGAGCTACTGTGCATCCCTGCTGATGAGGCAGAGAAGATTTTTTTTGCTTCGTGAGTAGACTATTTGCCAACTAAGGAGGTGAACCAAATGCCCCCGCAAGAAATCAAAACAAAAAATCCCCTTGGCGCATCTGATGAACACATGGAAAATTTTGCGGCGGCCTTTACGAAGTGCTTCTACGCTTTTATGGATCGCCCCGATGCCAAGGAACGGATGGACGAAATGGAAATCAAACTCAAAGCTCGCGGGATTTTATGAGAGGAGGATAGAAAATGATGCGAGGACTTGTGATCGCCACCAACGGCGATATGCGGGTGCAGACCTTTACCGCACCGGCGCTGGAGGATGTGCAGAAAGTTGT